TTGGTGCAGGTCACACTGAGGAACGACCTGTTGTTGGTTTTAGATTAAAGTTTGCCGGTACGGAATTTGATAATGTTCCTTTTAGTATAGGTAATAGAGAGGCTAATGAATATAAAGTTCTTGTTGGAAAGGACTTTATTAAGCAACTTGACGCTCTAATTGATGTAAATTCGAAGAATATAGCGGATGATCAGATCGACGTACATTATGATACCAATCAGGCGACTGTCTAGTAGTCCATGTAGCAAAGTCTTTATCGTAGATAATATAAGCGCGATACTGATCAATAACACTTAGCTGATCGAATACTGGTAGCTTACGACAGTTACAATCAGTGTTAATAGCGACTGCATACGGTGTAAGCTCTAAGCGTGTTGTGTTAATATTATGAGCATTATTACCACACCATTCAATAAACGTTTTTGTAAAGTGTTCTTTTGAGTCAGGCCATCTATACATACGTTCTGTAAACATTTCGAGAGTATGATTTACAAGCCATTCAAAGTTAGATTTAGTTTCTCTAGCCCATATAGAACACTGATGCTTAGCGTATCCTTTACCAGCTTTCCTAGGCTTACCAGATTGAGTTCTAGGTGTTGAGGGATGATTTAGTAGTTCTTGCGGAAATGCATGAGCTAACATAATAGCGGATTCTATGACCATCTTGCTTCTAGCGTGCTGATCACAAAGATCCCGTGCTGCTAACACGGGATCGTCGTTAGTTACGAAAATATTCATAACCTTATAATATGTAAGTTCCTTACTTTCTGGAAGCCATATCAATGAACTTATAAAGTTCTGTACGTGTCTTTTCATCAACGAGGAAATCACCTGACAGCTTAGATGTAATCATAAAGCATCCATCATGTCTTACTCCACGATTACAAGCGCATGTATGTTGAGCTTTGAGTACAACAGCTACACCTAGATTACCTTCACAAGCGACGTTAACTGCGTCATGAATCTGCACACTCAACCCCTCCTGAATTTGCGGACGTCTTGCGTAAAACTCAACAATACGATTAAGCTTACTAAGACCGATAACCTTACCTTCTGGGCTCGGTATATACGCTACATGAGCAACACCAGAAAAAGCTAAGTGATGATGGGAACAAAGTGATTTAACTGGAATATTGCACTGTGCAACAATACCGTCATAACCATTATTCGGAAATGCAGTGACATTAGGCTGATTATCATAACAGCCGGTTGCAATATCATTAACGAAAGCCTTAGCGACTCGCATTGGAGTATTATCCGAGTTAGGATCATTTCTCCAGTCAAATCCAAGAGCATCCATGTATTTTTCATAAGCCTTAGCAGCTCGTTTAATAATAGCTTGCTTTTCCCTTTCTGTACGGGGAGCATTACCGTTAGCATATGGTAGCTTAACGATATCTCCAATTTCGGTATTTTCAGAATCATCCATAATCAGATTATAATATCATATATTCATAATATCAACTATAAATATAGATATGCATAAGCTTTCACAGTTGGAATTATTAGAAGAAGGATTTTTAGATAAAGTAAGAACTGCAGGTCGAGCTATGAAAGCGGTTGGAAAAGGTATATATGCATTAGATCCAGAGGGGTTTAATACACTAACAGCACCACTTAAGACGATATCGTCACCAGTAACAGGTATAGCTAAAGGTTTATATGAACTAAGGCCGAATGCATCCCCAATTACGGATCCAAAAAAATTCGTCTTACAAGAATTAAAAATATCATATTACAAAACCTTCAACCCCAACAGTATAAAGGTTTTAGAGGTTAAAAAAGATACAACTGCATCACAAAATGTTCAATATTTACCCAAAGTTAATACAAATACAAATAGATTTATAGTTAGTTTTAAAGCAGAAAGATTTATACCAACAGGTGGCTCGGCGCCATCCGAAATATATTATGCTTATGTTTTTAAGGGTGGGAAAGAAAACCAACTTTCAATGGATGTAAGAGATTCAAAAGGTAATCAGGTACAAGGTGAAAAAAGTAAAAAATCTGAAACACCTACATTTAATAGTATTATAAGAAACTACGAATCTAAAGGTACTCCTATTACAGTTGCTTTACTATCGACTATTATCACCAAAACCTTAGGTATTAGCGAACGAGAATACGCAAATAAGCTATCACCAGGTGCAACGGATATGGATGCGGTTATTATGGATATTACGAATAAAACAGCCGTACAAGACGTACTTGACGTGAATGATATTAAAAGTGTTTATCAGGTATTACAGACACGTGGATTAACAGAAAAAGTTAAAGTATCCCAAAAAGTTTTACTCGAACAGTTGACTAAGCTATTATAGTAATTACAATGTTGATATGAAACCTGTTTTTCAGTCAACAAAAGTAATGGAGCTCGGCTCCTGTGCATTTAGACAATGGCGTGCATCCCATTCACATTGTCGTTTTATTCATGGATATCAGCTAAAAGCTAAACTATGGTTTAGTTGTTCATCCTTAGATGATAAGGGGTGGGCAGTTGATTTTGGAGGATTAAAAGAGCTTAAGGCTACACTTAATAATCTTTTTGATCATACTACTACCATTGCAGCAGATGATCCATCACTAGATATTTTCAAAGATCTTGATAGTCGTGGACTTATTCAGCTTCGTATTATGGATAAGGGTGTAGGCATTGAACGCGCAGCTGAGACTGTATTTGAACTTGCAGACAAACATGTACGTAGTCTTACTGACGGTCGGTGCTGGGTTGATAAGGTTGAAGTCTTTGAACATGAGGATAATTCTGCTGTATATACAGAGGCTAATAGTGCTGTAGAACAAGAAACAATCAAGACAACATATAGTTTTAACACGGAAGCGGAAATTCAACCAGTTGCAACGACACCCGTTGAGACAGTGACTCAACAGCAGCCCGCTCCAAATAGAGGAGCTGCTGTTGGTAATGGAGTTTCACAAGGAATGAGTAACCCCTTTGCAGGTACATCATGGGGTGCTTAACGCTGCTTAGCTTCTAGTACCTTAACGATAAACTTGAGAATCTTACTTCTAACGATTTCTGATTCTCCAAATTCGAATGCGTGGATTTTATGATCCACGCATTCGTCTGTATTAAAGCGATCATATACTTCTTTAAAGCCGGACAGTTTACCAATATCACTCTGATTTAAATCTCCACAAATAACATACTTTGTATTTTTACCAAAGCGTGTTAGAATTGTTATAAGTTCGCTCAAAGATAAATTTTGTGATTCGTCAACAATAACTAAAGCATCGTTAAATGTGAGACCTCTAACAAAGTTAACAGGTACAGCGCGAATAATCTCATTTGTTTTAAGGTTATTACACGTACTAGCATCTGTAATTTCTGTTATTTTTTCAATAAGAGGCATAGCGTACGGTGAGAACTTGTCATCTATCTCTCCCGGTAGAGCTCCAATGCTACGTGATGCCGATTCAATAACAGACCTAATGTATATAATACTTGTTATTTTCTTCTCCTTGAGTAATTCAAGTCCTGCTAATACAGCAATATATGACTTAGCAGACCCTGCCGGTCCAGCTACAAAAGCCATATTTGTATCATCGTGCTTTATACTATTAAAGAACTGTTGATGATTAGTGTTGAAGTGGAAAGGTTTCTTAATTTTAAAATCAAGTATCCAGTTTTTTTGAAAAGAAGCTTCAATATCTGAAATTTCCTCCAAACCAGCAGGCTTGCGCTTTCGCGCCACTTTACGGGTCATGTTAATAATATTTAATCAAAACACTTGAAATATGGAACTGTTATACCATAATATTAATATGATTGATTGCGATACAGAAACATTATTTTTATCAGATGATTTAGTTTTTTTCACGATTGAGGGAGAAGGTGAGTATATTGGTCAACCGTCTGTCTTTATGAGAATGTCTATGTGTAATCTTACCTGTATCGGATTTGCCTCGGAAGATTCACCAAATGGATGTGATTCATTTATATCTTGGTCAGTCAAGAATAAGATGTCTTTTAACGAAATCTTTAACTTAATGGAAAGGGAGTTCTACGTGGATAAGCTCTCTAAAGGTGCTATTTGGAAGCTTACAGGTGGAGAACCTATGATTCAGCAAAAGCAATTACTTAAGCTTGTAAGAGCATTTGTTGAGAAGTATGAGTTTTTACCTCGTATTGATTTTGAAACTAATGCTACTCTTATGCCTGATCTTAGATGGAAGGAAGAGTTTAAAGCTACATTTACCACTTCACCTAAACTAACTACAAACGGAGATCCAGAAGAAAAAACGTATAAGCCTGATGTACTTAAGTGGCATAAAGAAAACGGCTCAGGCTTTAAGTTTGTTATTAGTCGCTCAGAAGATATCGATGAAATTTGGTGTAAGTATGTTGATGATCTGAACGGTATTAATGTACCTCTAAGTCGTATTTGGTTTATGCCTTGCTGTGGATCTCGTGAAGAACATCAAGAGAAAGCTGCAACTGTAGCTGAATATGCTAAAGCTATGTGCGTTAATTTTAGTCCGAGACTTCATCTTGTACTCTGGAATTTAGCTCTACGTGTTTGATGAAGGCTAAGATATTAGTTCTTAATAAATACTACTTCCCTATTGCCGTGGAAGATATTGAAAGAACCTTTGGTAATATATTTTCAAAATCTGTAATTCCGCTTGATATTAGTTATGAAACTACAGATGAAAATAAAATTAATCAGGAGGTTATAGATTACTTTGTACCTATCCCGAGTGTAAAAGAATGGTTAGAACTACCTATAAGACCGTTTGACGAATATATTCAAACAGCCCGTGGACCTATTCGTATTCCATCCGTGGTAGTATGTGCTCGATATGATAAAATCGTATATAATCGTGTATCATTTCCTACCAAACAAAATATTCTTAAACGCGATAATTTTACATGTGTATACACAGGTAAAAAACTTTCTAAAGACGATCTTAGTGTTGACCATATTATACCTAAAAGCAGAGGCGGTACTGATACATGGGAAAATATGGTTTGCTGTTGTCGGTTAACCAATTCACGAAAAGCATCTCTTACCCCCGAACAAGCTGGGTTAAAGCTTAAATATAAGCCTTATAACCCAAATAGGGGGTTATCTTTTGATATTTACAAGGATGAATGGGCTTCGTTCTTGAAAAATATGTAACATAAACTATATATAAGTATGAGAATCGCAGTTTCAGGTACAGCTAACACCGGTAAGTCCACACTTGTTGATAATATATTGGCTGTTTGGCCTAACTACAAAACACCCTCTAAGACCTATAGAGATCTTATTAAAGAAAAGAATTTACCTCACTCATCCGGTACATCAATTGATACACAGTGGGATATTCTTAACTTTATGTTAGATCAATTACAGTCTACCGACGCTAACTCTAACATTGTATTTGATAGGTGCCCACTTGATAATCTTGCGTATACTCTCTGGGCTCATGATCATGAGGTTGAAGGCTTTACTAAAGAATATGTAGATAAAGCAATCAAGCTTACTAGAGAGTCAATGAGACACTTAGACCTTATTTTACTTCTAAAGTATGATCCAGCTATTAAAATCGTTGATGATAGTCTTCGTGAAACTGATGAAACATATATAAAAGAAATTGATGAAATATTTGATGCGCTATATATTCAATATCGTCAAAACTATGATGCAGATATTTTCTACCCTAAAGATGATTCTCCGGGTATTATTGTACTACCTACAAGCCCGCAAAAGCGTATTGATACGATCTCGGATTATCTCACACCTACTGGCGAATTATATGGTGATGAACATTCTATCTTTAATTCTGATAATCTCTCTGAACTAGAAACACTCGTTAAACAGCAAAAAGCAGCTCTTGAAGCTGAAGAAAAAGAAAAGGAGCTGTTTAAGAAATTTAGTATACCGGTCAAGCAGTCTGACCGCCCACTATTCTAATAGTAGCACGCTCAGTGAGCGAGTTATTATTATAAAATCTATCCTTTATATAGATATTAATATAATCCGTAGTAATATCACTAAGTGAATCAGGACCAGCAATAGTAGATAATTGTGTATTTATAGTATATCCATAATTACTATCTAAGAAGCGATTATTAAAGGTTATTTTTACACTAGATAAGCTAGGAGAAACCTGATTGACTTGTAGAGAGTAAATATTAGAACCTCTTAAAAGTTTGAGACCATTATTATTATACCCTGATAAACTAAATACAGCATATGTATCTGTTGCTGTTGTAGATGTAAGAGCTGTAACAGCAGAATTTAGGGTATTAAATTGAGCTGTAACAGCAGAATTTAGCGTATTAAATTGAGATACAGTAGCTGATGAGCTACTTAGAGATGCTAAATCTGTACTAAGAGTAACAATATTTGTTGTATTTGTTGTGATCTGGTCCGCAAATGTAGTATTATCTAGTGTTACGAGGAAATTTTGATAATCTAATATAGTTGTACCGTTAGTTGTTTCAACAATTAAAAAGTCACCGTTATTAATATCACTTATTTCCGGAAGCTCTTTTATATTAACGTATGTTTTAGTACCATTTGTGCACGCCATATATGTATTTATTACAGTTGATCTTTTATTAGTGGTGATATAATTAACAATGTAATGAGCGATGTAAGAGGTAAGGTAGGTGTTGGTATAATTACGTGTAATCGACCTGACTACCTACGTGGATTATTAGGCACATTAATTATGTGTAAGACTTCTATAGATAATCTGGTTATTATTAATGACGGCTCTCCTTTAGAAAATTTTGAATTACCATTCGGAGAGTGGGTAAATAACGAAGCTAATATAGGCGTAGGTAAATCAAAAAATAAAGCTATGCAGCATCTCTTAGATAAGGGTTGCGATTATATTTTTATAATTGAAGATGATATGCTCATTTTAGATCCTACTATTTTTGATAGATATATTGAAGCTCATAAAGCTAGCGGTATACATCATTTTAACTATGGTCCTGGTTCACCATTCAATCGTAAGCAATCAATACATAATTTCGATCTACACAACAGACATTTACTTGATCAACATACAGAACCAAATCCTAAGCTCATTATAGACTACGGGTATATAAAGGTATCTTTATTTGAACATACAGTCGCTATGTTTTCTTTCTTTACTAAAGAGGTACTGGAGAAGGTAGGTTTTATAGATGATGATTTCTACAATGCATGGGAGCATGTTGATCATACATATAGAATTATCAAAGCAGGTTACCACCCGCCATTTTGGTGGTTTGCAGATTTACATGATAGTCACAAATATCTAACTGAAGCGCCTGATGCTATTAATAATTCATCTATTGCTAACGATAATGAACAATGGCATAAAAATGTATACGGTGGTAGAGAAATTTATAAACAAAAGCATGGTCATTATCCAAACGAGCCACCATTTGTAACAAAGGATCAAGTTATACAAATAATTAAACAACTTAAAAAGTGAGTATTCATATAGACTTCAACCACCATGAGGGTGGTTTTTTCTCAAATTTTAATAAGATAATAACACATCTTACACATAACGAGGATGTTTCTAAAGTTACGTGGAATTTAAAGGGGCAACCGTTTGGAGCTTTTGCATATAATTGCGAAGAAGTTTTCTCGAATCTGTTTGAGTGTTACGATGAGGGTAGAGATATTAAGTCTAAAATTAATATTAGTGAGTTTAAACAGTTACAGTACACAGGTAAAAACGCACACAATCTATATACAGGCAATAGTGAATGGCGTAATAAGCTTTATAATACCTATAACAAGTATATTAAACCGACCAAGTTGCTTAAAGATAGTATTAATATAATAGATAATAGCTTTGCTAATAAGAATACTATTAAAATAGGGATATTAAAACGTAATCAGCTGTTAAGGTGCGAGCAGAATAATAACATAATGCCAGATATAGAGAAATATATGAGCATTATATCAAGTATGCCGGGTGAAAAAACATGTATACTTAGTGTTGACAATATGGTAGATCTAACATCCTTTAAGAATACTAAAAATTTAAAAGTTGTTTATTCAACTAATATTAAGAGAACAGAAAAAGATACAGATATGGAGCCGCATTTTTTACCTGGAACAATACAAGATGCAATATACTATTTTATAGATGTATATATGCTATCTAAATGTGATTACCTAATACATCCTATATCTAATATGGCTACAGCAGCACTCTACTTTAACCCAGACCTTAAATCAATTTACTTACAATGAAAATCGCTATACTAGTACCTACAAGAGAGAGAATGAATAACCGTTTAACGTTATTATTCTCAATACTAACAACCGTTAGTGATATTAATAACGTTAATATCTACTATGGTGTTGATAAAGATGATCCGACCTTGGAGACAATAAAAAAAGTTGCTAAAGGGATACCTAGTTTAAAGGTTATTGAGATTGAAAATGAAGGTAAGTTTTTAGGTTTAGGTAAACTATGGAATATACTAGTCAAAGAAAGTACAGATGATATTATTTCAATGATTGGTGATGATATGGTTTTTAAGACTAAGGATTGGGATCTAGAGATTTTAAATGAATTTAAAGAGATGCCCAGTGATAATATTAAAGCAGTGCACTGTAACGATGATTGCCACGGCGCTAAACTTGCTGTTAATCTTTTCTGCCATAGAAAGTATGCAGAAGTATTAGGAGTGTTTATGAGAGAAGAATTTAAAATTAATTGGGTTGATCAATGGTTACATCAGTTATTTAGTGCTTTTGATAGACTGGTATATCGAGGTGATATTATGATTGAACATAGACATTGGGTTTTAGGTAAAAATGTACATGACGATACTGCTAAACGAATGGCGGTCGCTGATGTTAATAAAATTAGTGATCAATTATGGTATAACCTCGTTGATGAGCGTGTTAAGGATGTTAAGTTATTAAGTGAATACTTAAAGTTAGAACCTAACTGGTCTGTAGTTGATATAGATGGTACTACGTTACAGCTAGCATGATAATATATACACATTATAGTGATACACATAAATCGATGTATGAGGATTATTTTAAAACCTCATTACGTAGATTATATAGTAAAGAAGAAGTTTTAATTAAAGCTGTTTACCACAAACAAACAACCAATTCTGGTTCATTCATGTCTAGTGGTTGGCTTGATTCTATGGATATTAAACTTGATGTAATACTTATCGCATTAAGTGAAACAGAGGAGTTTATATTTGCTGATTGTGATATACAGTTCTTTAAGCCGTTCGTACATTATATACAATCCGAACTAATAGATAATGACATTATATGTCAGGAAGATAGGGGTAGTTTATGTGCAGGATTTTTTGGGTGTAAATCTAATAGTAGAACGGTAGAGTTATTTACAACCATAAAAAATAAATTCCGTGAAATGGTTAATGATCAAGTTGCTCTTAATAGCTTAAAAGATATAGTTAAGTATAAAACACTTGATAAAAATTTATTTTACACGATTGGTAATTTCTTTGAAAATGCTAATGGTACCTTTGTTTGGGACAATATTACAAACATTATACCACCTAATAATATTCTACTACATCACGCTAATTATGTCGTTGGAGTTGAAAATAAAATTAAACTATTAGAAATGATTAAATTAAATGAAAATATGGTTCGACAAAGCTGATGTAAATTATAACTCTTTTATAACAGAGCAATTCTTACTTATTCCATTTCTCGATGAATCAATAATTAGAGCTAATAAGGATTTTTCTTCTTCTGCTACATGGATAAAGGATATAACTGAATTAGTAGAATATGCAAGTATAGAAGATTGTGATGTAATTGTATATCCATATAAATTAGATAATAACATAGTAAAATATATCAAATTAGCTGAACAGTTTAATAAGAAGTTAATATGCTTTTACAATGATGATAATAATACCCCATCATGCTTACCACAATTTGTAGAAATATACCGTACATCGATTATTAACTCTAGGAAAAAAATAAATGAGTCTGGACTACCTGCTTGGAGTTGCGATTTTCTCGATTTAGTTAATTTAAATATAAAGAAGAAAGTAGAAAAACCAGTAGTAGGATTTTGCGGAGCAATAACCAATATAGTTAGACGGAAAGCTATTAATGAGCTAACTACAAATCAGAGTATTATATGCGATTTTAAGATACGTGATAGTTTCTGGGGAGGTAAAATACACAACAAGGATATACGTATGGATTATGTACACCATATGAGCAATTCTGATTTAATATTATGCTGCAGTGGAGCAGGTAATTTCTCTTATAGATTATACGAATGTATGTCACTAGGGTGCATACCTATAATTATTAATACAGATATAACGTTACCTTGTGAAGATGTAATTGACTGGAAAAATATAGGTATATGGATTGATAATATAGGTGATATAAATCATATCATTAATAACTATTGGAGTAATATCACAGACGAAGAATATCACAATCATCAAAAGCTAATTCGAAAAATATATACCGATTATCTCTCCCCCGTCGGATTTACAAAATACCTCAATAACAAATTTATAACATTACATGTATGAATAAGATAATTGCCTATAATATACCAGGTACAGGGATTGGAAATAAAATGTTTATAAATGCTCTCGCGTATATTATACATCTAAAGACGGGTAGGGAGCTTATTACAACGCCTATTGAATTTTTTAAGAATACACAACTATGTACAACTATAGGTGATATAGTAAACCCACTTTATACGAGACAATATGGTGATCACTTTATTAATATAGATAATATATGTAATCATGATGGTGATATAATCATTAATTCTTTTGCACAGCGTCAAGAATATTATACAAATTATAGAGATAAATTAAGAGAATTTTTTATAGAAGCAACAGCAGGTATAAGACATAATAACACTGCTTTATATATTAGAAATGGTGATTATAAGGATATAGGTGTTTATCTGGGTATAGAAAATTATAGAAAAATTCTTAATAATGTTAATAAAGACGATTTAACAATTGTTGTCGAGCATATAGATAATGATGTGATAGCGCTACAACAGGAATATAAAGCTAAAATTCAAAGTAGTACAATATTAGAAGATTTTCTCTTTATTGCGAATGCAAAAAAAATAATTATGTCACAATCAACTTTTGCGTGGTGGGCTTCGTTCTTAGGTGATCCAGAAGAAATATACATCCCACTCTCACGTCGTAATAAAAGCTTAGGTTGGTGGTATACAGATCCACAAAAAGACGATGTAGATTTATTCATAAAAAATAATAAATCTTATAAAATAATAATATGAGTAGTATTTCTAACAATCAAAGGTATCCTAATTTTTGTAAAGAAGCTGTAGATAATTTTGATATATTCAAAAATTTTAAGCGTAGCTCATCATATAATGAAATATTAGAGCATGTTACTTATGAAGAAGGTGTTGAATACTTACAACAACTTACTAATAAGGACATTATAGATAATATTGAGAAATTTAAAATTAACGATATTATTGGTAAACCAATTACCTTTAATTATGATAATATAGGTAATTTCTCACCAACAACGCTACGATATGTTAAAGTACTAAACGACCTTTCACAGATTAATATAAACAACTTGCATATTGTTGAAATAGGTGTAGGCTATGGCGGTCAATATTCTGTATTGCGTCAATTATTTAAACCTAAGAAATATACCTTTATTGATTTACCTTCCGTTATAAATCTTACACGTAAATATATAACCGAGCTTAAGTTAGATGATATTGAATTGGAATATATTGATGGTACGAGTGACTTTACGAATATATCATCAGATTTGGTAATTAGTAACTACGCTTTCTCTGAATGCGCAAAAGATATTCAAGATATGTATATAGATAAGGTAGTTAATAATTCACAACACTGCTATATGATATATAATAACATGAATGGTTATAGTCATCAAGAGTTTATCCAAAAAATTAAAAATCATAAAGTAAAAGTTAATAGAGAAATTCCACAAACACATCCTAAAAATGTGTTAATAACATGGTAGTTAATACTATTAATGCATATTACAATTCCATATAAAATAATATTATGTCTATTAATTTTAAAAACTTAAGACCGCCTGCTGATTACCCTGTTTATCCGCCCTATCATCAAGGAAAATACTTGGAAGAATATTTTTATAATTTTTATTTAAATAATAAGGAAAGTTTTGATAAAACTGGTTATACTCTTATACCCGTATTCTGGACTAATGTTTATATTACAAATATAAATAGACATTTAATACAGCCTTATTTAGATTGTTTACCTATAGGTAAATACTTTACTATATCACAGCATGATGATGCTGTTACAGAAAGGCTTCCAAATAATACGCTAAGTTTTGAGGCAGGTGGTAATACCAATGGAATACCAATACCATTAATATGCTCACAACTAGATCCTCAATTATTAATTCCTGTTAAAAAAGATATATTTTGTTCTTTTGTAGGTTCAATAATTGAAGGATCTTTAAGAGAAAAAATATATAGACTATATCATACTGATTCAGATATTGTTTTTTCACCACAAAACTGGACACCTCAGGTATCTAATGATAGATTACTTACATTTATAGATACAACCAAGCGGTCAAAATTTACCCTATGTCCACGTGGATACGGAGCGCAGAGTTTTAGAATATATGAAGCTATACAGCTTAATTCAATACCTGTTATTATATATGACAAAAGGTGGTTTCCTTTTGAAGATGTTATTGATTGGAGTAGTTTTTGTATACTTATACATGAAAATGATATTAATCAATTAAAGGATAAATTGACCTGTATATCTGATGAGCAGCAAAAAGAAATGTTAGAACAAGGTCAAAGAATATATCAGCAATACTTCACACTTGAAGGTATGTGTAAACAAATACTTAATAGACTAACAAATGAAAAATAATTGGCCTAGTTTTGAATCTTCAATGTCTAACTCGGTTTATTATAATACAGAGCGAGAATTGGAAGATAAATGGGATAGTCTTAAAACGGTATATGATAATATAAAAACAAGACAAAAGCAGAAGGAAGTTATACCAAAAACGATACATCAAATATGGCTCGGTGGTAATATACCGTTAAAGCAAAAGCAACAATGTGATAATATAAGAAAAAGTCTTCCTGATAATTGGAATTATATTTTATGGACTGACGATACAATACAAAATTTACCGTCATTTAAAAATTACAACCAATTTTTAAAAACTCCTAATTTTGGTCAAAAGTCAGATTTATTGCGTCTGGAAATTTTATATAATTTTGGTGGTATTTATTGTGATACAGATTTTATTATCAATCGACCCTTTACCGAATTATTAGATTTAGACTTTTTTTGTGGAATAGCATACGACCGTGAACCCACTGTTCTTAATAGTATTATAGGGTGTAGTATAAAAAGCCCTATTATAGAGGATATGTTAAATTTAGATAAAGAAGTAAAATGCGGGGATGCTATGGAAGTAATTGACACAACAGGACCTTATCTCACAACAAGAAAATTATTTAAAAATATACATCTCGATAATATAGTAGCGCTACCTAATTCATTTTTATACCCTTACCCTAATTTTAATATTTGTAAAAATAAAGGAAACAACTATACTTCATACATTAAAAAAGAAACATTCTGTTGCCATATGTGGGATTGCTCGTGGATGTAGTTGCATATATTAGACACTATTGTATATAAAAATATATGAATAGTGTTGATTGGGACAAGCGTGACAAGCCTTATACGTATCTTAAACAGGCTTTAGAAATATTTGAAAAATTTAAAACTAAAGTTATAGTTGAAATAGGTACAAATAGAACACCTATTAACCATCATATAGATGATTATAGCCACGGTTGCTGTATGGAAGGGCATAGCAGTTTAATATTAGCTCCTGCTTGTGAAGAGTTTTATAGTGTCGATATTAATAGTGAGTCTACCGATCTAACACGAGATTTACTTAAAACTCTCAATTTAAATAATAAGTGGAGGGTTACTAATGGTGATGGTATAGAGTTCTTAAAAAACTTTGATAAAAAAATTGATTTACTTTTTTTAGACGCGTGGGATGTTGATCACAGCGATGCAAGTGAAAAGCATCTAGAAGCTTACCATGCAGCGTATGATAAGCTTAACACCAAACATATTATTTTAATAGATGATACAGATGTTGGGTTTAATTCTAGCAGCGGCTTTTTTATTGATCCTAACGGTATGAACGGTAAGGGCGCTCTGCTTGTACCCTACTTAATAGATAGTAATTATAAATTAATTTTTACTGGCAGACAAACATGTCTAATAAAGGATTAAAAACAATCTATACAAGTCAGGAGCACATGACAGTATGTGGTCCAAACGCTTCTTTTGGTAATCATATATTACATCTTTTATTTTGCCTTAATTTAAGCTCTTTACAAAACTTAAACCTACGTATAACAACAGACTCTAATTTAGATGAAATATTTGATTTAAGTGAATATAAATGCGACCCTCCCGAAGAAATTGTTAATTTATTTGATGAGGAATGGGGCGGTGATATAGAAATTTATAAAGATAAAGATAGGAGAAATTTATTAAGCTCACTTAATCTACTCTATAATAAGCAGATTAATTTCCCGGACAATTTTTGGGTTGGTGGGTGGTTTCATAATACACCGCTGTTTCCATCGTATGAAATATTTAAAACTCTCAAATTTAAAAAGGAATTATTAGAAAGTGTACGTAATCAGCAGCGAGAAATAATAAACAATACCTCTATATGTTTGCATTATAGAGGTACAGATTTTGCCAATTACCCAAATGAGTGGGGTGATGTTAGAATTAGTCTAGACTACTATATAGAATGTTTAGAGCATATGGTAAATAATTATGAAGAAATAACAAAGGTTTATATCTTCACTGAGGATATAAACTTCTTAACAAACATACCCACCTTACAAAAAAAATTCCCCCTACTCGATTTTGAATATAGCGCTAATCTATATTTTATAGACTGGCTTACATTACATCTTGCTAAAAATATTATCTGTTCTAATTCAACTTTCTGCCTAACAGCTGCAATTTATAATAAAACAGTCATATACCAACCAAAAAACTTTCTATTTAGAGACACACCTTATAATATGTGTTTTCCAACAGCTCCGTTCTTTTTAAATTCTCACATATTATGAAAATAGGTATATTACATCAACTTAAGCATAGTGACACTACAACATTTTTTACAAATATTATTAGTGGTCTAAAAAACACATTTAATGACAGTGATTTTTTTCATATAGAGAGCTTACAACAACTTATATCCTCTGATATAAGTTGTTTATTTATCCTTCATGAACACCATAATGCTGAAATATGGGCTGATCCTAACTTTATTAATCATTTAAATAGTAAAAATATTCGTGTAATTGCTTTTAATTATGAAAAGATCTTTAATTCACACTTCCCATGGAATGAAGACATTCAAAACAAATTTAATACAATACATAATAAGTATCAATTTATAGCGGATATAGATGACCTTCACATACTTAAAGATGCAACTCCATGCAAACAGTTTATTTCGCGAGATACTAAATTGCAAGAACCAATACCGTGGGAAGAAAAAGCAGATAAGCTTCTTTTTTTAGGCTGTATATATGGTGAGCAATATCAAAATCGATCATGTATAATAGAAGATATTAAAAAAATAAATTTACCAATAGAATTTGAAGCAATTGTAACAAATAATACTCTTAGCTATAATGAGTTTATTAATAAAATTAATAGTGTTAAATATATACTTAACCCTTTCGGTACAGGCACATTCGTTAATATTAGACATTATGAAGCCAGACATCTTAATACTGTAGTTATTCAGCAAGTTACAGATAAATTATTACACTACTACCCCGAACTTTTACATACATGTAGGACTTTTAAAACTGTCAATGAAATTCCCAACCTACTAAATACACCCTTTACACCTAGTAAAGAAATCTTTCTAGAAGATTATTATCAAGAAATTAACCTTAAATCATTTATACAATAATGGACCAATATATTAAACAGTGGTTATATACACACTTAGATAGAGATTCAACAATAGTTGAAGCTGGCACATCAGATGGTACAGATACAGAAATCTTCAGTGATTTCCTAACCACCGGTAAACTATATGCCTTTGAACCAATACCTGAATTATACAACATTACAAAAAGTAAATTATCTGATAGAACAAATGTAATTTTATCAAATCTTGCTCTATCTGATATTACAGGGGTGAGTATTATTAATGTAAGTGATAACCGTGGGAGCGCGTGGGGATCTTCATCTCTACTCAAGCCTAAAGCTCACTTAGAGGTATATAGTGATATAACGTTTAATAACGAAATTGAAGTTAATACGATTAATCTAGATGAGTGGTATATTAATGAAAAATTGGATATTATTGATTTTATGTGGCTCGACCTACAAGGATTCGAACCTGTTGTCTTAAAAAACTCACCCAAAATATTAAGCAAAACAAGATATATACATACAGAAGTTGCATTAATAGAAACCTATAAGGGGGTTATAACTCGAGATGAATTTACAAATTTTTTAAACGAAGCAGGGTTTGTAGAAGTGTGGAGTCATATGGAGCAATATGAAGGAAATATACTTTTTAAAAATATAAAGCTTGAAGAATTAGATGTATAAGTTATAATAACGATATGATTATTGAACATCCGATATATAATGGGGATCTTAGCGTTATATAAAGGCGACTAGCATAAATACTTATATATGAATTATAAGTTAATTTACGATAATATTATTACGAGAGCTAAGACACGTAATATTGAAGGATACTCAGAAAAGCACCACATTATACCTAAGTGCCTAGGTGGTATAGACGATAAAAGTAATATTGCTAAGCTTACAGCTAAAGAGCATTTTGTATGTCATCAACTACTAGTCAAAATACATCCCAATATAGGTAGCTTAGTATATGCAGCATGGATGATGTCAAATACATGTAATGATAAACAGCAGAGACTTACAGGTAAAATATATGAGTGGTTAAGACAAAAGCATGCAAGAACAATTTCAACTGATATGAAAGGCAAACGTACAGGTAAAACCTTACAGGAAATAACCAATAACCCTAACTATGTTGATCCACGACGAGGTAAGACTATGGTTGAAATATACGGTAAAGATCATAAACATCCTCAAGCACAACCCTTTACCATAACATCGAATACCGGTGTTGTAGAGTATAGTTGTACGAAGGATTTTGTAAGACGTACAGGGATGGTAGAGGCTAATTTACAAAAACTCAAAACCCAAGGAAGCTTATTAATTAAAAGACGTAAAAACACCAGGCATATTTTTAAGGATGGTGAATTAATTTCAATTCATATGTTGAATTAATCGGGTTATAGGTTACCATATTCTTATGATTGCTCAACAACATATATACGACGGTTCACTAATTCACTCCCGCTTCGCGTATCGTTTTTTTAATAAAGAAGTATCTCCGTACGGTAATATTGTAGCTTTTAGAGCTCCAATGTTTGTGAGTGATAATTTAATTGATCTTGAAGATTCGCTTACTAAAGATTATATTTTTAGTGACGACGCTATTAACTTCTGTTGGGAGATTCCTAATCTTTGCCCTATTGGTGCTGTAGCTTTTCAACGTCTACTTAATACAGCTATTGCAAACGTATTGTCACATATTATTCAAAGACCTATTCAGATGAAGGGTGATGATCTTATGGTTCATGATAAGTTTCTTGGCTCAGATAAAACTGAACGCGAGGTAGGTAAGGTAAGCGTATCTATTACATATTCAAAGGATAATGTAGCGATTGGTCATACAGGCATTAATGTTAATGCTGGTAAGAAAGCGCCAGGCTTCGCATATAGCTCTAATCTTAGTGATGATCAAATTGAAGTGTTTATTTCTAAAGTAGTAACCTACTTTAATAACGAAATTAAGGACATTCAAATCGCGACTAGTAAGATTATTGTATGAACTTCTTCGACTTACTAAGAAAATTAGTTTTTAGTAAGAAGGCAAACGCTGAAGATCTCGACTATGAAGGTCTTCAAGCGTTTGTTCCTTATATGCTAAATAGATGGATTTCATTTTACGATAAGCCTCAAGCTGTTTTTGTGAATGAAACATTTAATAGGTTTACAGGTTTATTCGATGATAAAAATGAACAATACAAATTATATCATCACTTACTACCTACAAGTAAATATAAAAAGATTTCCTACGTAAAAAAGAAGAAGGAAAAAGAAGAAAAAGAAGATACAAATATTCCCATTCTTGCTCGGAATCAAATGATATCACAACGTGAGGTGAGTATATACCTTGACTTTATTAGAACCTTACCTAATTAACTGTATGGCATCAAGAAGTATCGACACACTAGCGCCGATGAGAAGTCTCATCGATCTTTCATCACACTCAGACGGAGATTTCGGTTTAGAGGATTTAGAGCTAACATTTATCTTTGACGATATTGTCTTAGTAGAATATGTAGATTTAGCTCCTGATAAAGACGGAATCCTAAGAAATGGAATTTATATTCCAACAAATACAATGTCAAAGGCGTGGAGAAAAGCAAGAGTAATTCTCGCAGGACCAGAAGTTAAATATACTAAGGTTGGTGATATCGTTGTGTTTCCAAGTAATTTAGGTATTACTATCGCGAATATGGCAATCAAAGATTATGGTATTGTAAGTAACGGTGTATTTTTAAACGAAAATAGAATCTTCGGAATTTGTAAAGCAAAAGAAAATGATAGTAACGCGACAGACTCTTGAAACATTATTACTTAATAATGTACTTGATTTAAGATTTACAAGACGTATTAAGTCTGCTGATAAATCACCAACAAGAAGAATGATTTGTACAAAATCATTCGAACTACTTAATTCTACGAATGGTAAAATTGTACTGAATTACAATCCTCCAAAGCATCAAAAACAAATAAATGAAGCAGTAAAAAATGTTTGTGTTGTTTGGGATATATTAATGCAGAACTATAGAATAGTTTCAGCGGATCAAGTAGACGTATTGAGAGAAATGCCAGCAAACGATGAATTCTGGAAGACATTTAATAATGAGATATACCCTATGTCAACAGATCAAAAAATACAATTTATGAACTCATGAGTTTAGAGCACTACAATAAAATACTACAAAACTTTTTACAATCAAAAGTTATATTTAAATGTGATAATAAAATATTAAAAACAGGTAAATTAAAATTGTTTAATGTAAAGCAGTATTTTATTAAGTTCTATATTGAAACTGATAAGGGTGAAAGTAAAATTCTTGAGCTACCATATCCGTTTTCTATTGATTATACCGATACAGGTAGATGTACTCTTAACTATAAAGTTAGCTCATTGTGTAATAATACGCAACCGGTAATAGGAAAATTAAAATCCTGTAAAATAAATTCGTCGCATAAAATATATGATAATGTTGTTAGTCTTATCTCTTTAAACTAAAGGGAACTTCTATATCATTATAATATATGCTTACTGGTCTACTTAGTAAATTCCCTGAAACATTCACCCCTAATAAATCGCAAGTTAAACTCGTAAAGAGTCTAGAGCAAGCATTTGTGGAAGGTTATAAATTTGTTGTATGTAGTGCTCCTACCGGTTCGGGTAAATCGTTTATTTCTAAGACTCTTGGTAACGATTCGACGGAGCCTTCTGTAGAATTTCAAGATCTTGTAACATCTTATCAGATATACAAGCACAACAATCTCGGTGGATATCAAAATGCAGATGAAGCGGCAGAAGAAAAGCCATTCGGAGCATTTGCATTGACAATCACTAAGGCTCTACAGGATCAATATAAAGAATTGTTTAACGAAGTAGATGTATTAAAAGGTAAGTCAAATTATCAATGTAGCTACGATAATAATTTTACTGTAGAAAGTGCACCATGCGTACATATTAAATCTCTTAAGGAAGATTGTTGGAAGCGTAACTCCTGCCCTTATTATAATGCTCGTAATAAAGCAATCATATCTAAGTTTGCAACCCTCAACTATAATATGTTTTTTGCATTACCAGATCACGTAAAGCGAAAGCAATATCTTATTTGCGATGAAGCTTCCGAGCTTGAAGACCAGCTTGTAAAAGCATTTTCATGTCAAATTAATTTTGATTTTCTTAAGAAATCTATGGTTATTGTGAGACCGTTTCCAAGTAATACTGACTACGGTAAAGTAGGTAAATGGGTAAATACTCTCTGTCAGGATATTGAAGATCAAGTCGAAGATCTACGTGATGCTATTGCTAAAACAACAGGTAAGGTTATTACAGCTACAATTAACGAGAAGAAAAATGAAGTTATTCAACTCCTAACTCTACATAGCAAATTACGTGCTATTGTTGATACATGGCATGATAGTGAGTACCTTTTTGAACGAACCGCAAAAGGTATTAATTTTATGCCTCTTAAGGTTGATCAATTATCTAAATATCTTTTTAATTTTGCTGATAAAGTAATTCTTATGTCGGCAACTATTATCGATCCAGTTAATTTTTGTAAGACGTTAGGTATTGATAAGTTCAAATATATTGAGGCAGAGTCAACGTTTGATCCTAAGAAAGCTCCTATATATGCAAATACAAAGATTAAGCTAAATTACAGTAATATGCAGGCAAATCTTCCTAAGATTGCTGAACAAGTAAGACAAATTTGTGAGCATCACATTAACGATAAAGGACTTATTCATACGCAAACAAATACAATTACAAAATATCTGCAGGATAATGTTAAATGTTCGCGTATTTTGTACCGTGAACCAGGTGTTAGAAATGAAGAGTTATTAGATATACATTACAATTCTACTGAACCAACTATTATGGCATCACCGTCTATGTCACATGGTGTTGATTTAAAAGACGATCTAGCACGCTTTCAAATTATTATTAAGGCACCTTATTTACCTACAAATGATAAGCGTGTAGAGCGAATGATGAAATTAGACTTTAACTGGTATACAAATAAAATGCTTAGTTCACTTATTCAATCATGTGGTCGTGGTGTGCGTTCTAATAAAGATCATTGTATTACATACATTCTTGATGCAGCTATTGTTGAAAATATTGTAAAGTATAAGCATAAGATTCCAAAATACTTTTTAGATAGATTTGCGTAGACTAAATACATATGGATGCGTAATTATACATATAACTTCGAAGTAAAAGATTTACTCACGCAATTTTTATGTGCTTTTAATGATGTAGTTGTAAAACGATACGACAACGATAGAAAAGCACGCGAAGATATAGAAGTTCGTTATGTCTTAGCGCCTAAGCAAAGGGTAATGTATGACATTGTTAATAAAGCGCAAAATCTTACATTACCTGTTGTTGCTGTTACGGTAACGGGTATAACACGTGATACAACGAGAGTATTTAATAAACTTGATAATGTTTATAATCCCCTTAGTGAGACTAATAATAGTACTATAAAGACACCAGTACCTATTAATATCGAGGTAAGTATGTCAATTATAACGCGTTATATGCAAGATATGGATCAAATTCTTTCGAATTTTATACCGTATAATAACCCGTATATTATATTATCATGGAAAGAACCGTCTGTAGATCCATCACAAATTGTTGAGATACGCTCTGAGGTACTGTGGAGCGGTAATATTGGACTAACCGAACCAACGGATATATCATATTCAGAAAAATTTAGAGTTGTAGCTGATACAAGCTTTACAATAAAAGGATGGCTTTTTAAAGACAAAAATGATGTATCAAGTCGAATATATTTTATTGATTCTAACTTTATACCGGTTAATAAGAATATGATAATTGATGAAGACAACTATAATAGTTTCTTTGCAGCAACATCTGGGATTGACAATATAGAGACAGTTAGCTTATCCGCAATACCTACATTTTCAAACATATATTATAATCTTTCTGGTCAAGGTAAGTTGCATGAAATAGTTTCTAATTTTAATATTAATAAGAATTTTACTAACAATTTTCTTATATATGGTACTAATTTTAATCATACAACAGCGATATTACTAAGCACAACAAGCAGTATTGCAGGTACATTAACAGGTATAAATTCAGAATATACAGGGTCTACCACAGGTTATATTCTCAGTAGTCAATATTATAATATATTATCCGATAATATGTTAACAATTTCATTACCTACACTTACAGGTGAGTGCAATTTTAATTTTATTGTAAATAATGAAGTTGGGTGGTCGAGCTCTTATAACATAAATAACTTTACTTTTACGAACATGTGAATAAATATGTTGTAGATGGATGGTACAACTTCGAATCAAAATAAGAACTACACAGGCAATGACGGTCGCTCGTCAACATTTGGTAGAGGTTTAGCAGCGTTTATTCAAAATAAACTACCGTATGCTAATATTATTGATACAGATAATAACCACTTAAATCCAAAATATAAAATCTTTGCGGATGCGGGATTAAGAAGAACAGAAGCTCTAGCTAAAAATTCGATTTCTATATCGAATGAATATAATAATCTACCTATTGGGTCCATAGGTAAAGATTCATCTTTCGGTCAGGTGATGTATGCAAACATCCAGGAGAATAAGGGTGGTAGATTACGTGATTATAGGATGATAGCCGCATATTCAGATGTAGCAGATGCATTGGATGAGCTTTGTGATGAGACTATTAATACAAATGAGAACGGTGAAGAAATAATACTTAAACTACGCCATACAGATTTAAGCTCGCAAGACAAAACTAATCTCGATGAGGAGTTTAACAAATTTGCTGAATATTTTGATCTTAAAAACAAAGGTTGGCAATACTTTAGACAGCTACTTGTTGAGGGTGAACTTTTCTTTGAACTTATTATACATAAGGACCATATTCAAGAAGGTGTTCTAGGTGCAATTAATTTACCTGCTGAATTAATTGACCCTGTATATAATAATATACAAAACATGATGGTTCGTGGATTTATCTATAGAAAGCCAATTTTTGATCCACGTCACCCTGATAAGCAAGAAAAGGTTGAGCATATACCTCTTGATCAAAATCAAGTTATATATATTAATTCTGGTGTTATGAATGAATCTAAGACAATGGTTTTACCATTCTTAGAAAATGCTCGACGCGCTTATAGACAGCTTTCACTTATTGAAGATGCTATTGTTATCTATAGATTGGTAAGAGCGCCAGAACGTCTTGTATTTAATGTTGATGTTGGTAATATGCCTGCACCTAAAGCAGAAGCTTATCTTAAAAAGCTTATTAGCAACTACTGGTCAAGTAAAACGTTTGATATTGATCAAAATGACGTTGTTAAAAAGTTTAATCCACAATCAATGCTTGATGCTTTCTGGTTTCCAAAAAGACAGGGCTCAGAAGGTTCAAGTGTAAGTCAGCTTGCAGGTGGACAAAATTTAGGCGAATTAACTGACTTGATGTATTTTATTAAAAAGCTTTACCGTTCGCTTAAAGTACCGACATCTAGATTAGACCCTGCAGATGCATTTAGAGATGGTGCTGAAATCTTAAGAGAAGAACTTAAGATGGCAAGATTTATTATTAGACAGCAACAAAGATTCGCTACTGGTATAAAAAGAGGATTTATTACACATTTACAATTAAAGGGACTGTGGGATAAGCTTGAACTTACAGATAATAATATCGTTGTTGATTTTAATGTACCTACGAACTTCTACGAGATGCGTGAAAGCCAGCGTCTTGAACAGAAAGCAGGTAACTTTGCATCAATTGCATCTAACGAATTTGTCTCTAAGACATACGCACAAAAGAAATATTTACAATGGAAAGATAAAGATATTCTCGCTAATAGAGAATTTTTACGTAAGGATGCTGAGCTTCAATGGGAGCTACAACAGATTGCTTCACTTGGACCTGCATGGAGAGAGCAGATTATTGCTGCCGATATAACTGGCGGTGCTGAAGCCGGTGGTATGGGAGCTGAAGCGGGTGGTATGGAAGGTGGTGGTATACCACCAGCATTTGGTGGCGGTGAAGCTGCACTAGGTGGCGCTCCTCCTGAGGCTGGTGCAGCTCCAGCTGGTGGTGGTACTCCAGCACCAGAAACTCCTCCTCCAGCAGCATAATAGATAAATACTTATATGGCTCTAGCTTGCGAAGTATTACCTGTATCAGCGTTTCAATCAACTAATTTAAATAATAAACTTGAAACATTTGGCGATTTATCTGATAGAATTAAAAGAGCTCTTGGTTATCCTCTTATTACACTTGAGGTTCATCAAGATCAACTATTTCAAAATATTCAGATCGCCTGCGAATATTTTTCTAAATTTGCAGGATTTACAACTGAATATCTTATTTTTAGTTCAGCGTTATACGAAAAAAATAAAGGTATAAGACTTGATCATCTGTTTACTCTTTCTAAGGCTGGTCTTACTGATCAACAAAAAATAGCAAATGCCCCTGTATGGACGGGAGCTGATTTTACTATAGAGGAGCCGTCTACTGTATATGTAGCTACTTCAGCGTTAAGTACATCAACATTTACAGGTTCATCTGCTCTCTCAAGTGTATTTAGTAACGGATTAACAGAGTTTGAAATAGTAGATCTACCACTATACACAAAAATTGTTACATTCAGTCCTATATTATCTACAATATTTAAGGAGTCAGTTTCAAATAAAATATCACTTCAATCACAGGAAGCAACAGCAACACAATACTCTAATGTATTTGACTACGATGTAATGGATTATAGAAAAGTCACTGCTGTAGTAGACTTCGAAGAAGGTTCTAACCAAGGTATTAACTCTTTATTTACTTTAGAGCAAACGTTAGCGCAGCAAACCTATTTTAGTTATTCGATGGGTAATTATGGTTTCGATCTTGTATCATGGTACACAATGAAAGAGTGGATGGATACGCGCGAGAAAGTCCTTGCAACTAGACGTGATCTAAAGTTTGATGCAAGAACGCAATACTTGCAAATGTATCCACAACCCGGTTCGAGTCAGTTTTACGGTGTTATTTCATGTTACCTCGAGAGACCGTTACGTGATCTTGTTAAGGAGCAATGGGTATATGAGTACGCACTCGCGTTAACAATGATTGTTATTGGTAGAGTAAGAGGTAAGTTTGGTGGTGTAGCTATATTAGGAGGCGGTACACTAAATGCAAGCTTACTGGAAGAGGGTACCGCTAAGAAAAAAGAACTAGAAGATATGCTTACATCTGGTGCATCAGCAGGTTTCGGTGATGCAGATCCACCAATGTTTGCAATCGGGTAGGGTAATTTAATTGCTGGATTTATATCACATAATTTTAAGCATGGCGAAACAATTTTTTATAGCGAATTAAGATGAGTTCTAAAAAATATAGACAAGGTGTATTTACACCTATTAATAAAGCCAAATTTATAGGTACAACCGCGTTTTATAGATCTGGACTAGAACTTAAATTTATGCGCTTTTGTGATAATAATCCAAATGTAATAAAATGGGGATCTGAAAACGTTATTGTACCGTATATAAGTCCGATAGACGGTAGAGCTCATAGATATTTTGTAGATAACTTTGTATCGATAAAGGAAGGTAATAATGTAAAACATTATTTAATTGAGATTAAACCTTCTAAACAAACACAAGCTCCAAAGACGAACTATAAAAATAAGGCTCATCTAATATATGAGCAGTCAGCGTGGATGGTAAATCAAGCAAAATGGATTGCAGCTAAAGAGTTCTGTAGGAGAAAAGGTTTAGATTTCCTAATCCTTACTGAAAAGCACCTTATTTGATAGATTATATTAGTACTAGCATAAATATACATATGGCATTAAAGCTTAATCTATTAGTAGAAAAACCGGCCCTTAACGATCAATTTGAATATGTTGTTGAGGAAAGCAATAGAAATGCACCATCAACGCTTTTTATTAAGGGTCCTTATATGATGGCAGAAGGTGTTAATAAAAATAAGCGGCTATACCCTATTGATGAGTTACGCCAGGAAGTACACCGGTATAACGAAGAGATGATTAAACCAGGTAGAGCTATGGGTGAGCTTAATCATCCAACGACTGCTGATGTTGATCTAGAACGTGCCTGTCATATGGTAACAGAAATGTATGAAGATAATAATGTATTCTTCGGTAAATCAAAAGTACTTTCTACACCTTGCGGTCTTATTGTTAAGTCACTTATTAATGATGGGGTAAAGGTTGGTATGTCATCTAGAGCTTTAGGCACACTTGAAGAAGGATCTACCCATAATACAGTTAGAAATCTTAAACTTGTTGCTGTTGACTGTGTAGCAGACCCATCGTACCCAAAAGCGTTCGTTAATGGTATACTTGAATCAAAACAGTGGGTTGTTGCTGTAAATGGTAAGTATGAAGAAGTATACGAAGGGTTTGAAAAATCAATTTCTAAACTCCCGCGTAAGGATATGGAGTTTTTTCTAAGAGAACAAATCTTAAAATTCATACAATCTATATAAATAATAATATGGCAAAGAAAACAGCTAAAAAAGATTACGATAAAGACGGTAAGCTAGAATCGCCTAGTAAAGAATATGAGGGTGTAAAATCTAAGGCTATTAAAAAAGCTACAGGTAAAAAGACACCTAAAACAAAAGGTAAAGGTAATCCCTTCGCTAAAAAGGAAGATGAAGAAATGGTTTCTGAGTCTTCTGGTATTGCTAAATTTATCAACGCTATTTCTTCTAAAAACTACGCACAAGCCAATAAATATTTAAAAGGTATAGTGGACAGCAAAATCGAAAACAGAATTAGTGCATCCCTTAACGAACCTCTCTTCTAATATGAAAGTCAAGAACATACTACCCGACGAAGCAACGCAGATTCTCTCTGAAGAATCTTTACAAGTTATTGAGAGTGCTTTCAGTAAGAAACTTCAATTAACTGTTGAAGCTGCTCTTACCGAACAGGACGATCTTTACTCGAAGAAACTCGAACAACTTATCACTGCTATTGACAAAGACCATACAACTAAATTAAAAAGAGTTGTTGAAGCTGTTGATAAAAGCAACGCAGGTAAGCTTGTTAAAGTTGTTAAAAAATATGAGCGTGAGCTTACAACAGAAGCTAAGCAATTTAAAGCTACCCTTACAGAAGCGATTTCTAATTACTTAGAAGAATTTCTTGATGAAGCTATTCCAACTCAAGCAATTGCTGAGGCTACTAAGAATAGAACAGCAAGAGAAGTTCTCGGTAATCTTCGTAAGGTATTAGCTATTGATTCAGCTCTTATGAGTGAGTCAGTACAAGATGCTGTTATTGATGGTAAGAAACAAATTGATACACTCACCACACAAGTATCTGAACTTTCAAAAGAAAACGCTCTTATTAGAGAGAGTTATTTTAAGACAAAAGCTTCCCTTCTTATCGAAACAAAGACATCAGGTCTTTCAGATAAAAAGAAAGAATATATAAAGAGAGTTCTTAGCGATAAATCACCTAAGTTTATCGAAGAGAATTTTGACTACACACTTAGATTGTTCGATAAGAAAGAAAAGGAAAATATCGACATTATAAGAGAAGAAGCTTTTAAAACAAGAAGCGTTAAAGCTGATGCACCTGTTTTAAAAGAATCTACAGAAAACAAACAAATTTCAGGAAATCCTTACTTATCTGAGCTCCAAAAGTATAAATAATAAGGTAAAGAGTTTTTAACCCTGAACAATGAGGCCCATACTAGTGGCCTGAGTTAATCGAAAGGAAAAATATATAATTATGAGAAACATACGTCCAACACAATCATTTGTCGACAAGACAAGAGCAGACCAACTTCTTGAGAAGTGGGCCCCTATTCTTGACTTTAAGTCAGATTCCGTAAGAGAAATTCGTGATGAAAATACCCGTTTGAACACAGCTATGCTACTTGAGAACCAAGAAGCATGGTGCATCCAAGAAGCTAACACCAATGGTGGTGGTGTTTTTGGTGCTACAAGCCAAGGTAACTACAATCCAGGAACAGGTGCAATCAACTCAGCCGACACATATGCGTCGGGTGATGCACGTCTTCCAAAGATCCTCATCCCGATGATCCGTCGTACATTCCCAGAACTTATCTCGAACGAGATTGTTGGTGTTCAACCAATGTCTGGTCCAGTAGGTCTTGCCTTTGCACTTCGTTATACCTATCAATCACAGAACCTTGGTTCCGGTATTGATGGTAGCAGCATTGCAACAGGTACCGGTGGTGATGGTCAACGTGCTGGTTATGCCGGTACAGTTGCTAACAGAGAATTAGGTTATCAATATCTTGATACCCGTTTCACTGGTGCATCGTCACAAAGACTTAGTGGTAGCACAGCTGCTGGCTGGACTTTTGCTGACCAAGATCAGGGCGTTGCCCAAATCTTATCAGCATTTGAAATCACTGGTAACATCCCACAAATCGAAGTCAAGTTTGAAAAGACAGCTGTTGAAGCTGGTACTCGTAGACTTGGCGCTCGTTGGTCCGTTGAACTTGAGCAAGACCTTAAGAATATGAATGGTATCGATATCGATGCTGAAATCACAAACGCTATGTCGTATGAGATCCAAGCTGAAATCGACCGTGAAATGATCATGAGAATGATCCAAGCTGCCCTTAACGGTGGTTCATATTCGTTCTGGTCACCTGCTTCTGCAGACGGCCGCTGGCTCGTTGAGAGAAATAGAGACTTCTATCAAAAGCTTATCATTGAAGCAAACAGAGTTGCTGTCCGTAATAGACGCGGCGCTGCTAACTTCATTGTTGCAACACCACGTGTTTGCGCAATCCTTGAAATGCTCCCTGAATTTCAGTGGGTACCTGTTCAAGGCGATGTGTCAACACAACCAGTTGGTATTGCTAAGGTAGGTTCAGTTGGTGGAAGATTCGCAGTCTACCGTGATACACGTACTGAAGTACAGAACACATCACAATATCAAGGATCTGGCTACACCACTGGTGGAGCTAATTCAGGCGGTATTGAATATGCCCTTCTTGGGTATAAGGGTTCTGAATTCTATGATACAGGTATCATCTACTGCCCATACATTCCTATCATGGTACAAAGAACAATCGGACCGAATGACTTCGCTCCACGTGTAGGCTTGCTTACCCGTTATGGTGTCGTTGATAATATCTTCGGTGCTAATCTTTATTACCACGTTGTTATTGTTCAGGGTCTTGGTATTGCGTTCTCGCCAGCTAATCAAAGTGTATACTTCTGATTTAGTTAGCAAGTTCTAAGGAATCAAACACAACAAATCCAGAACCGTGAGGAACCGAAGATCCTCACGGTTCATTTTTGTTTATAGTTAGACTCTATTTTAATAAGAAAATAAACCTCATAGAATAAATATTAATATGGCAATCATCGGCTTTAACAATCAAGTTCTTTCTGCATTTGGACAAACACCATCTAACCTAGGTTGGTCACTATCAAGTTCAGGTCAATGGAAAACAGTACAACTATTAACCACGGGTACAGGTACAACAGCTGTAGCGTCATTGAGCGTGAAAAAAGTAAGAGGTGTATTATTTAATACTCTCTTATCTTCTGCATTCTCACCCGCCTCTGGTACAGGCACATGGGCATCACTCTCTGCTTTCTCAGGTACAACCTTTAGAGTAGATGCCGCTTATAATGGTCAGACAATGGGTCTACTATATGATGATGGCTCATCAACTCTATTCACAGTTGTGACAGGTGCTACAACAATAAAGCAAGATCTTACAGCTAATGGTTTTGACTCAACGTATCCTGAATCGAGAAGAAAATGGTTATTAGGTTATAATTAATACTTCTTCTTCATATACTAAGAGAGCTGATCGAAAGATCGGCTCTTTTTTTATTGTAAATAGTTTAAATTATTAGCTTACCTCCTCTTGCGCTGGTATCGTTATATTGTTTATGTCTTGTTCGACTAATATTGATGTTCCAGTATCAACATCATCAATATGTCGTAGCGGCTCAATGATGAGTTCAGACTCCGAGGATACGACCTCATCCACAATTAAAGAAACAACTCCATCAACAATTTCAAACTCTCTTGCAGCATCAGAGATAGCTCTGACTCCTTCGGTATTTGCTTTACTCTTTATTTCATTTAATGCGGCAGCACTATATTCGTGATTAGTGAATAACGATATCAATTGATCATTATCATATAGCTTTTGTAAAACTGCTGTTAATCTATGGTCTGGCAAATTCCAAAAAACTCGGTAAGAATCATTAAGAGAATGTATAGCAGCATTGATAGCATTCAAAAATGTTGTCGCTGATGCTTCTATGCTGGCGATGTCAATATCTATTTGTTGTTTTGTTATTAAGTTCATATTTTAAAATCTTAGTGAGTTCCAATTTGATGGAGCAGCAGATGTTCCTGTTACTTTATAGTGTAGGTAATCTATGAAAAGTTGAGATCTATTAGGAGCAGTATAAGTGAAATGACCACTTTGTAGACCTATCTCGTTACTAGCACCAGTCGAAAATAAATTGGTTCTTCTGACCCATGTACTGACAACTGGATGAGTTGCTATATCATAACTAGCTTGAAACAAAACAACATTGTCCCTAGTGATAATTATTGTTATAGTAGGAAACGAAACATTAACAGTTCGATCAATTTTATAAGTTATGTTCGCCCATTTATTAAGTAGATTAGTGAAATTAAATCCAGTATCTAAGAAGTCAACATTTGCCGCAGTTGTTGTAAATGTAAATGGAGTTACAGCTGTAGACTTATTGACTCCCAGAACTAAATTAGTGGGATGCAGAAATGGATTAAATATTAAACCTCCCGTTAAAGAACTGTCACCACCGCCCGTTCCACCCTTTGGCACGGGTCCAATTTTAAAATATCCCTGAGTCGCGAAATCCGCACCATTTATGAATACACGAGATGTAAATTCATCTATTCTATTTGTTAAACTATATGGTATAGTTGTTCTATTTATGTTAAGATAAAAAGCTTGACTATTTGCTGTTGGTCCTCTAACAAGAAAAATACCACGATGAGCATATAAATCATTACCACTAAAAGAAACAACTCCTGCACTACTTGCAGACCAAGTATCACCAAACACTCCTGGACTCGCGCCAAATGTTGATGCACCAGAAGCGGCAGCTATTGCAAGATCTTGGTTATACTGATCGTCAAAATCTAAAAATTGCTCCCATGTGGTTTGAACAAATGTGGTGTCGTCTGTTATTCTTTTATTTCGGCTAGTATATCTAGAATCAGCTAGTCCTTTTGTAATTATATCGGATGAAACGACAGCTAATTGATTTGGTAATCTGTTAGCAGTTCCATTGCCAACGATATTATTAGAGAATGTCTTTGCACCAGCAATTGTTTGATCGTCAGTCGTATATACTAAATTGCTTGCAGTTACATTGCCAGTCGCGCTAATGTTTCCAGATACTGTTAGTTTTTCAGTGGGTGTTGTCGTACCAATACCAACCCTGCCTGATGAAGTTAGTCTCATCATCTCACCATTTTGAGTACCGAATGTAAAACCGTCGAACCCCTGTAATGCTAATTGATTAGATGCTCTATTTATAGCTACATTGATATTGCCAAATTCTAATCTACCTACTGCTGCATCTTGCCCCAATCTTAGAGAAGCTCCATTGACGATAGTTGATATCTGAAGGGGGACTGTAGGTGTTGTCGTACCAATGCCGACATTGCCAGATAAAAAGCTATGTGTAGTAGTAGATGTATGGCCATATCTTAATGATGTCCAATAAGCAGCATTACCAAGTGTAAGTGAATTTGCACCCTGAACTAATGCCTGCTGTTGATTCATATAGATAATTGAACCGCCAACAAAAAGATTGCTTGATGTTTGTATTGCACCGACAACATCTAATTTTTGTGCAGGTGTAATTGTTCCAATGCCAACATTACCGCTACTAAGAATTGTCATCTTAGCACTATTATTAGTTATAAAGTTAATATCTTTTTGATCACCAGCAACCACAGATAGGTTAGCTGTGGTGGTTCCAGTTATATTACCTTCGATATTAGCTTTAAGAGTATCGACAATTAAATCTGGACCTCCTAGATCAATTGTATTAGCTCCAGATAATGGTTCAGCAGTAACACCACTAAACAATGTCCATTTATTATTTAAATGATTTCTTACTAATCCTGTGTGTTGATATCCTGATAAAGCACCACCCTTATAATAATGTCCAACAATACCAATATCTAATAAATCACTATTGTTTCCAGTGGCCATGTAGATGAGTGAATCAGCTACTGCCATATTAGTCGTATTGACTTGAAAGGATGATCCAGCTACATATAGACTACCTGTTACATTAAGATCTCCGGGTGTTATAATAGAATCTGGAAGGCTTATTGTGGCGGTGTTACCGATTGTATTTACAGTAATTTGATTAGCAGTACCGTTAATAGTAGTAC